ATGAAGAAGGATAGGACATTGATCCAAGGAACCGCCGAAGCTTGGGAGAATGGCCCGCTTGGGGGCGACGACGCTCACGCGAAGCGCGTGTCGGCCGAGCTGGAGCAGGAGATTGAGGATGCAATGGGCTTGCAAGCGATTTCGATTCGCTTGCCGCGGAGCACGATTCAAACGTACAAGGCACTGGCCAAGATGCACGGTGTCGGCTACCAGCCCCTGATGCGGGACGCCATTTGCCGATGGGCTGAAGGCGAACTGAAGCAGATGCTTATCGGCGCTGTCGAGACGCAGCGCCAGACTGAGGCGGAAGAGAACCCAAATCCGCCGGAGATGAAGCGGGCGGCCTAGCCCTTACCTGTCATCAGCCGCCTTCGGGCGGCTTTTTCACGCCTGTATGGGGCGATACGCTAGCGCTTTGGCTGCGCGCTGTACACCCACCTCTCGTAGCCCCGCATGTCGATCAGCACGTGTCCGTCGGGCGCGCGCACCCACTCTCGGCCTTCAAGCCAGACGCCGCGGCTGATCTTCGTGCGCATGGCGCTCGGCGTGTAGCCGGTCAGCGTCGACGCGAGCTCGATGGTGACGTACCGTGCTGCCGGGACGGTCACCATAGGGGGCGTATGCTGCACTTGGCTCATCTCGTACGAAGCATGAACTACCTCCGCGAGATCATTCTCAGCGATGACGAGCTACGGCAGATCACCGGTTACACGCAGCCGGCCAAGGTTCTGACGGAGCTGCACCGGCAGGGCTTCTGGCGCGCGCGACGGGGGCCCGCTGGCGTCATCCTCGAGCGGGCGCACTACCAGGCTGTCTGCAGCGGGACGTTTGGAAAGATGCCGGAGGCACCGCGGCCAAAAGTGAAGCCCGCTCAGCCGCGGTGGGCCAAACCAGCCTGAGCCGGAGCCGTGGGGTGGAGTTGGACTCCACCCCACGCGGGCTGCACGACCAGCCCATGCCGCCACAGGCCGCTCGCGATAGGCTCGGGCCATGGCTCATGTCGACAGGCTTCTAGCTGACGCGCAGCGCGCAGTCGAGGAATCGCGCGACCTTGTGGCGAAGCTCCAGGCGGACCTTCGGGGCGACAAGGGGCAACTCGTACGAGCCCGCGTGGTCATGGCGGAGGCGGAGGCGGCACTCCGCCGGCTGGACCGGTTACCAGCGAGAACGCCCCGTGCGTGATGCTGGGCTCTGCGCGGGACACGGCAGAGTTGGACTCCACTACGCCGGCAGCACGATCAGCTCGCGCGCGCTGAACGCCTCAGCGGCTGCCACTGGATCGGCGAGCGGCCAGGTTTCGAACAGCTCGAACGCCTGCTGCACGGCCGCCATGTGGCCGATCTCCGGGTCGGCCGCCGGGATCCGCTCGGCGCATCGCTCGATCCAACGGATGTGCGCGAAGGTCAAGGCGTGGATGTCCATGGCGGCTACCTCGGCGGGTGACGAGCCATTCTTCCTGGCCCGCGGCGGCTCAGCCATCCCTTTGATGTGTGAACGATTCCACGCTCAGGCTTCGGGCGCGCCTTGTTCCGCCCCTAGCATGCAGCACGCAGCGAACGACAGGAATGCACACCCTCATGGACATCAGAACGCGACTCTCATGGCTGGCCAGCGCCTTCGCGCTCGCGGCTTGCGGCGGCGGAGGTCCAAACGCGGGGACGAGTCCTTTCAACACCGGCGTGGCACAGAGCCCTTCTCCAGCACCGTCTCCGGCCCCCACGCCAGCACCCGCGCCAGCCCCGGCGCCTGCGCCAACGAGCACCCCAGAGGGCTTCTGGAGCGGGACGACGTCCACCGGCTACACGTTCGACGTACTCGTCTTGGACACGGGCGAGACCTGGGGCATCTATGGGCAGAACGGGCTTGCTCACGGTGCGATCCACGGCAACGTCTCTGCCAGCAGATCGGTGTTCAGCGGCGCCGGTACGGACTACTACCTCTACGGGGGCGCCATTCTGCCCATCAACGTATCCGGCACCTACACGCCTGCAGGGTCAATGTCGGGCGACATCGGTGGGGTCAACCCAGGTACCTTCAAAGCGGACTTCGACAGCAACTACTTGCGCCCCGCGTCCGTTAGCGACGTTGCCGGCTCGTGGATCTTCAGAGCAGCGTCCGCTGGCGGCATTACCAACACGCCCGTGACGATCTCGAGCACCGGGCAAGTAAGCAGCAACCAAGCCGGCTGCACGCAGACGGGCACGGTGAGGCCGCATCGAAGTGGCAAGAACGTCTTCGATGTCTCGCTCTCCTACTCCGGCCCGAACTGTCTCTTCGATCAGCGCACGCTCGCAGGCGTGGGCGTTCTGTCGGTGGGGGCGAGGCGTACTTTGACCGTTGCCGTCCTTCTACCGGACGGCACAGATGGATTCCTCGCGACGGCATCAAAGTAGCCCCGCGTGAAAGAGGTCGAACGCTGGGTGGCTGCCCACCGCCGGCAAGCCGGGCAAGCGCCACCGCTCGCGCTGGAAGATGAGCCGCGAGGACGCCATGAAGGTCGACCCGACCGCCACGCCGGTTGAGGGCACGCGAGAGGTGATCCTGCTGCCGGAGCACTCGGGCGAGCACGTGCTGAACAGTCGGCCCGAGAGAACTGAGCCTTATCTGCAGCCATGATCAAGAAGAACACGGTGCTCGTACTTGGCGCTGGCGCGAGTCACCCTTACGGGCTGCCGCTCGGGAGTGGCCTTGCCGACAACATCAAAGCCCTGTCCGGCGACGCGGCGGATGCGTTGCCCATCCGCGGGCCGCATGCAACGGGTTTGGGAGTGGATTTCATCCGATCCTTCCGACGTTCGAACGACCGCTCGATCGACGCCTTCCTTGCGCGCCGTCTTGACTTTGAGCAGATCGGCACGCTTGCCATTGCTGCATGCCTACTGCCTGCCGAACGACTCGACAAACTCGTCGATGGGGAGCCGGCTGAGGACCACTGGTATAGGTACCTCCTGGACGCCATGGACGGTCCTTGGGAAGACCTTGCGGCCAACCGCATCTCGTTCGTCACGTTCAACTACGACAGGTCGCTCGAGTGCTTCCTCACGGTAGCCCTTGCGAACCGCTTCGGGCGATCGGAGAAAGAGGCCGCGCAGCTAGTGAAGTCATTCAACATCGTTCACGTCTACGGCTCCTTGGGGTCGCTCGACCCTGACGCGGAAGATTTTGTTCCGTATGGCGGGCATCCTCAAAACATGCTGAACAGCATCAGCATGGCGGGTCGCGGCCTGCGGGTGATCGCGCAGGGTCGCGACGACTCCAAGGAGTTCACCGAGGCTCGCGCGTTGCTCGCTGACGCCGAGGTGCTTTGCTTTCTTGGCTTCGGGTTCGACGAGATGAACTTGCGGCGGCTGGGTGGTCCAGCGGCCATTCAAGCGGGCGGCAGCGTGGATTCAAATCGACCGATGACGACTCGGCGTTTCGCCGCTTCAGCATACGGGCTAACGCCAGCGGAAGTCAGTCAAGCCACGCAACGAATAGCTCACGTCAGCTTCGCAAAGTACGTGCGTGAGGACTTTCACGACGCCAAGTGCCTCGCGACTCTCCGACGAACGCTGATCATCTAGTGGGTAAGGCACCCGTGGAGAAGACCGTAACTGCGATTGCTTGGAGCGTGTACGTCTGTCTCGTCTCCCTTCTAGCTGCCGCGCCGCATTGGATCTCAGTCCGCGGATGGCTGTCCACAGATCCTGCGCCAGCTTGGATTCAAGCTGTTGGATCGGTCGCAGCCATTGTTGCAACTGCGGCTGTGGTGCAATGGCAGCATGTTCGTGAGCAGCGGCGTCAGATTGCCGCCGAGCTCGCCGCTCGCGTCGAGCATTGCAATGTCACGCTGCTGAAGCTCTGGCGACAGCTGAACTGGTTGGTCAACTACCAAGCGCAGTTCTTGAACCCTCAGCGAGCTCATGCAACACGACACGTCTCCTTGCTTAGCTCTCCCCCGTACGACTATGCGCGGTGGATGGTCGACGGGCCGAACCTGGCATTCTTGATGAGCACGGGGGCTGCCGGAGTCGTGGCCGAGATCATCCTCGCGGACGAGAAGTTCGAGGCTGCAGTGCAGGCCGTTAACGCCCGATCAGCCATTCACTTGGGCGAGTTTCAACCCGCTCTTGAACGTTTGGGGTGGGCTGAGGGGTGGCCGCTCGAACAGGTGGAGCGCTGTATTGGCCCTCGGTTGACCCTTCAACTCAAGGCGGCAACCGACCAGGTCTATCTGCACGTCGACGCGGCCATAGGAAGGCTGCAGGACGTCGGCAAAGTGGTTCCAGCGGCACTGCGACAAGCGTTCCCGGGTGAGAGGTTTATCGCCTTCAATGCTCCAGATGCAGACCGGCAAGGCCCCTCCACGTGATCACCACGGAGCCCTTCGTCAGCTCCGCAGTCACCAGGTCGCCGCTGATGTGCCAGGTCGGAAAGCGGCGCCGGCCCCAGGCGACTTAGTCGCGGACCAAGCGCTTCGCAGGCGCCCAGCACTCTCAGAGGAAACGCGCCTCGGCGTTCTGAAGGGATCGAACAACCTGCGCCGAAATCTGGCCTTGCGTCGCCTTGCTCGTCGGCTCGTTCAGCACGAAGTTGTTGGTCACGTGAATCGGACGGTGCTCAGTCTTGGAGCCGCCGTTCGGGGTGACGGTGCCGCCCTTGTCGCCCATCATCAGGTACTGCTTGCCGGCGACGTTAAGCAGTTCGGGGCCGCGCTCGTTGACTTCGTACATGCGACCCCGAGCAACCAACCCGCCGCCGGCGCGACCTCCAGCGAGCGCCGCCGAGTAGGACTCGCCACCTTCCGCGCCGAATGCACTGCCGGCCAGGCTGACAAGCGAACCGAGCCAGCCGCTGCTGCCGCCGGACCCTGATGTGCTGCTGAACGCCGCGCTGATCAGCGACGGCAGGAGGCTCAGGGCCCCACCGCCTTTTCCAGCTGCCGCGGCAAGCTGGGCGATGGACCCGGCTGCGCTGAAGGCAGTCTTGCCGAACGCATCCGCGCTCTTGGCGGCCTCACTCTGCGAGGCGTCCGTCTCCTTGAAGAGGTCGGCGATGGACAGCTCTCCCGTGTAGCCTGCCTCCGGAAATAGCGTGTCGCCGGCTCTCGCACCGAGCGAGCTCGCGGCGCCGTCCGCGGCCAGCTGCAGGCGCGTGAACGCGTCTATGGTCGGGACGATGCCGACCGACTGCAGGCTCGCCAGGCTGCTCGAGACGCCGGAGGTGTCGAGCCCGCCCGTGGCGCCGGCCTTGCCAGCCTTCCCGCCGATGGCGCTCTTTAGCCAGCCCGCGAGCGGCGCCGTGATGGTCTCGCGAATGGTCATGCGCGTGACGTCAGCCGCGATCGAATCGGCCAAGCTCTTGAAGTCGAGCTTGCCGGTCTGCACGAACTTGACGAGGGCGTCTTCCATGCCGCCCAGTGCGTTCGTGACGATGCCCTCGGCCGCCTTGTAGCGGTTCGCGACGTCATCGATGTAGTTCTGCAGGGCCTCCTGCATCCCGAGCCCGAAGTCGCGTTCCTTTTCCTCGATGCGCCGGTACCGGTCGGTGTAGCTCGCGATCGACTTTTCTTGAAACTCGTTCAGGAGGTCGAGCTCGCGCTGGTAGTCCGCCTCCCGACCCTTGAAGAGGCCGTTGCGGTTGTCGCGCTGCAGGTCCTGGCGGCGCTGCTCGTAGGTCTCGACGATCTGGGCGATGGAGCTATCGAAGTCGCGGGCCTTCGCCCCCTTGCCCATGCCGCTGATCTGGGCCTCGGCCGCACGCTGCGTGGCGTCGAAGTAGGCCTGCGCCGAGATCCGGGCATCGTCGTAGGCACGCGCGATCAGGTCGATGCTCTTGCGCTGCTGGATGCCCAGCACCTCCTGTTCGGTGGCAGCGTCGTCACGCACCTTGGCGAGCTTGGCCTCGGCATCGGCAATCCGGCGCGCGTTGTCGGTCTCGTTCTTGACGCGGTCCTTGCCGACGAAGGTCTCGCGTTGCAGGCGCGCGATCTCCTGCTGGAGGGCACCCTCCTGAGCGCGCGTGGTGAGGTCCAAGAACCCGCGCTTGGATTCGTAGTATTCGCTCTCGCTGATCAAGCCGGCCGAGCGCTTGGCCTCGAGGATCCGTTCGCCGTTCGCGAACACGTTCTGGATGGTCTCGGAGCGCTTGCGGTACTCGTCGATCTCGAGCGCAAGCTGCGCTCTGGCGTCCTGCGCAGCGGTGTCCGCAATCGTTGGGACGCGCGCCTTGCGGCCGCCGCCCCCGCTGGCGGCGTTGTAGTTCAGCCGGCGGCCCGGCGCTGGCCCAGTCGCCACCTGCTCGCGATCCCAGCGGGCGAGGTCGCCCATGCTTGCGATCTTGGCGCCGCTCTCCTGCACGCGCTTGTCGATGCGCGCGCGCACGCTGTCTTCGAGCTTGGACGTGCTGCCGTTCAGGAAGCCGTCGAGGTTCTGGTTGTAGGTCTTCAGCGCCTCGTTGCGCTTCTTCAGATCGTCGAGGAACTGCGGCAGGCCCGTCATTCCGGCTGGGGTCAATAGCGCCGGAACCTGCGCGGCGAGCTGCACATCCCGGAAGACGGCCGCGATGGACTGGCCCACGATTCCAACAGCACGCACAGTCAGCGCGGCCTTGTCAATGATCTGCGCCAGCGCCAGCACCGCGTCGTTGGCGAAGGCGGCGATCGACCGATTGCGCGCCAGGTCTGAGGCCGACCGGTCGAGGCCGACGAGCTCCGCGATCGAATCCTTGACGCCGCCGGTCAGGTCGTTGATCGCAGGCATGAACTGGATCGCGATCGCTTGCGCGTGCAGCTTGATTTCACCTCGCAGCTTGGCCTGCCGGTCTGCGTATGCATCCGCGAGCTCAAGCTGTCGCTGCATGAGGATGAACTGCCGGCCACCCTCCTGACCCAGTTCCTTGAAGAACGGCAAGAGATCCGCGCCGGCCTTGCCGAGGATCGTCATTGCGACGGCTGCCTTGTTGGGGCCGTCCTCGAAGCCGTTGAGCGCCTTCGCGATGGTCTCCAGGCGGTCCGCGGCGCCCATCTTCTGCAGATCGCCGAGGTTCAGGCCCAGCGCCTTGATCGCGGCCCCGGCGCCCTTGGACTCATCGTCGACGCCGGACAGGTTCTTGGCCAGGCGGTTGGCAGCACCGACGATCGATTCCATTGCCGTGCCGGACGTCTCGGCCGCGACCGCGAGCGATGCGATGTTCTGCGCAGAGTCGCCGGTCTTCTCGGCCATGTCGACGAAGTCGCCGGCCTTGCGCACCAGGTTGTCGAAGGCGGCAGCGGCTGCGATCAGCCCGATCCCTGCGGCCGCGCCGATGCCGAGGATCGCGGAGCGGACGCGTTCTCCCATGGCCACGCTCTTGGCGTGCGCCTCTGTCATGCGAAGGGCGGTGTCGGCCGCCTTCAGCTGTGCCTCAGAGGCGCCGCGCAGCGACAGCTTGTAGAGCTCCGTCTCGCGCGTGCTCTTGCCTTGCACCGCGGCAGCGGTCTGCAGTCGCGCGATGTAACGGTCGATGGAGGCAGCGGCCTTGGTGTTCTCCGTCCGCTGGGACTCGCCCAGACCGCGAATCGACTTCTGTGCATCGGCGATGCCGGCCTTGAGCTTAGTCGCGTCAGCGCTGAGCTCGATTACGCCGCGGCCGACGGTCTCGCTCACCGGGCAACCTCACGCGCAGAGGCGCCGCCGCCGTGCACCAGCTGGTGCATGTAGGTCTCGAAAGCCGAGACTGCCGCGCCCGGGTAGTTCTCGAGCAGCTCCTCGACATGCTCGCTGTCGAACGGGTCGTCGAGCTCCCAGCCGGTGACCATTTCAAGGAAGCTCTCGACGTCGCTCTTGCCAGAACGCGAACTCACGAACGCGTCCAGGTCGGTCTTGCGCCGATGTCGGAAGGTCATTTCGACGTCGGTCGCCTTGCCGCCAGCGACGGGCACGGGAACTTTCGCCTTGAAGGTGGCGGAGGGAACGGGAAGCAGCTTGGGCATGTGCGGATCCTTGGGTCAGTGAATGTCGATGATGTCGTTCGCGAGCAGCATGTCGCGCATCGCCATCTGCGTGTTTCGCTCCGAGCGCGCGAACTGCTCGGCGAGGATCTGCCGGGCGACGTTCATCAGCGCCACGACCTTGGCCTCGGTGAGTCCGAGATCCGGCTCGGTCAGCATGAGGTGCCGGATGCGCGCTTCGCCCCTGGCGAGCTCCTCGGCCTGCTCCTTCGCGAGCAGCTGCTGCGGCTCCTGCAGGAACGCCTCGAGCGGCGATGTCATCACCAGGCCGTGTTCGTCGGACCTTCGAACCGGACATGGCCGTTCCGGTCGATGGCCTGGAACCATGTGGTGCTCGCCGCACGGCAGTACTCGGCGGGAAGGTTGACATGCGGAGACCCACCCGGGCCCGGCTCGAACGTTAGAGCTTCCGGCAGTTCGCGCAGCAGCGCGCCACCACGGGACGAGAAGAGCAGCACCTTGCCGCCGATCATGTCCGCCTTGGACACGCCGTTCATCATCATCGTCTTGCCTTTCAGTGGGTTGGGTCGTCGGCAACAGCCGACCATGTGATCGCGCCCTCGCCGAGGAGATCGCCATCGCGGCCGCGCAGCTCGTACCAGCCGCCTGTACATCCGAGCTGTTCCACGAGCACGCTGTGCGCGATGCCGTCATCGCCGAGCTCGAACGGTGGGAGGTGCGTCTCGCCCTTTAGCGTGCCGCCACGCTTGTCGAACACGAGCAGGCGAGCGCCGGCGGCGCGTGCGTTGAGGTCGGCCAGGTCGAGGGGCATGTCTAACCTCAGGCAGCAGTCCCGGCAGCGTCTCTGCCATCGCGGCCCCGCTTCACAGCCAGAACCCAGCTCCCTCCACCCGCGCCGGGCTGGTCCTGGTTGTTCGGCACCATCGACGCCCAGACGCTGCCTTGATGCGTAACGAACATGCCCTTCGAATAGGACTTGCCGGCCACCCAAAGGCCCTCGTAGGAGAGCCCCGGAGGCTGGTTGTCGAGACGTTCGAGCACTTGCTCCAGCATCTCGGCGCTCTTGCCGGCGTGCACCGCGATGGACCGCTCGACGAACCCCTTGACCGAAGTGAAGAGCTCGTCCATCGCGGCTTGGAACTGGTTGCTGCTCATTTACTCGCCTTCTGCAATGGGTGTCGAAATGACTTCTTGGATGTGGCCGTCCTCAGACCGTCGCACTTCGTGGCGATACGATGCAGGCCGGCGCTTGGCCACTCCGTCCAGGCGACGATCGAGCGTCTGCTCCAGCTCCCGAAGCGCCGCAACGATCTCTCGGGCCGCCTCCGCTGCCTCCGGCGTCGTGTCTTCGGACGTAGCAGCCTTGCCGGCGGCCGCTCCGCCACCCAGCTTCACCGCTCGCCACTTCAACTTGCCGATCTCTGCGCGGAGATCGGCTTTGACCGCTTGGATGTCGTCGGCCATCGCCCGTCACGCCTTTGACGTGCGAAAGTGGCTGGGGATGCTCACAGAGCCCTGCAAGAGCGGCACTGGGGACGCCTTCGTGGCGAGCGGCTGCTCGAGGCTTTGACCGGCCGTGAGGAACGTCTCGCCGCGCGTGGCGCTCTTGACGGACGTCCCGCTGTAGGCCAGGAGCGCGTTGGCCAGGTTCCCTGCTTGCACGCGGTCGAGCCGAACGCCGAGCGTCTTCTGCTCCGACCCTGTATCGGCCATGAGCTCCAACTCGAGAAAGCGGCTCAGTCGCACGGCGACATGGTTCATCACGTGTTCCCCTTTGCGCCTATTGCAACGCGCAGCACGGTCCCGGGCAACGACCGCGGTGACGATGAACAGCACGGAACGTCACTTCAGACCGGGCGCACCTCCCAAAGCACGCCGACGTTGGCGCGCTCGCCGCGCACGAGTCGGAGACCACCGATGCGTGCGCCCTGAGTCCTGGCCAGCAGCTTGGCCAGGCGCGGCGCCGTGGCCGCTTCGGCGCTACCAAGCGCGGCTGCAACGTCAGGATGGCGCCGGGCGATCTGCAGCGCCTCCGACGACGTGAAGGCGCCGCCGGCGCTCGCCTCGAGCGCAGGCAGCAGTACCGACAGGGCTGCCCGATCGCGTGGTCGGACGACCGGTTCGACATTGGCCGCCTCGAGTTCACGAACCCGAGCAGCCAGGCGCTGGATCTCTCGAGCGAGCTCGAGCACCACGGCGTCGTCGGCCATTCCCAGGCTTTCCTTCAGCCCTTGCGGGTAGGCGGCTTGACCAGGTGCAGCGGCGGCGCCGATGGCGCGAACCTGCCGCGCTCCGCCCGCTTGGCCGCGGCCGCCTGTCCGGCCTTCTTGCCCGCCGCCGCCGGCCCGCGCGCGTGCACGTACGGCAGCAGCGCTGTCGCAGCCTTAATGCGGCGCTCCAGGCGCACCTCAGGGTCGTTCATGACCTGCGCGAGGTACTCCATCGGCGACAGCTGAGACACTGGCTCGGGGTTCGCGGGCGGATCAACGCGCCGGGCAACCGCGGCGGCAATCTCCGGCTGCTTCAGGAGTCGTGACGCAGCCGATGCGGCCCACTTCTCACCATACCCCGCGGTAATGGCTGCTTGCTTGCCACGTCGGCACCGGACGAAGGCATCGACGAAGCGGCGTTGGCGGTCGGTCAAACCTGTTGGCATGGTGGTCATGGGGTGGTTTTCATTCCGCACGTGCGCGAACCGGCGGTCAGGAGGCATCTGCCCCTCGAACATCGGAGCTGCCCCCCCAGTGCTCCGCGTCTGCGCGATCCCTGCGCTGAGCGTGCGAGTTGTGGTGATGCGCACACAGCGACTGCCAGTTGCTTCGATCCCAGAAGCGCGCCTGGTCGCCGCGGTGCGCCACTCGGTGGTCGACGACTGTTGCCGCCGTAGTTCGCTTTGGCACTTCGGCTAGGCACATTTCGCATAGCGGGTGATCACGAAGGAACTCGAGTCGCTCGCGCTGCCACGCACCACCGTAGCCACGCTCTGCCGTGCTCATCTTGTCCGTGCGCCACGAGCCGGCCTGCATGGTCTGGATGCGCGACGGGTCTAACCTGGAGAGACCTGGGCTTAGGGGCAGCGCCTTCAGCGGCTTGCGCTTCGGCTTCACTGCGAGACCACCAGCCTTGCCTCGGGACACCTGCAGGTGATCGCTTGGCCATCGCACCGCGGGCAGCGCTCGACGCAGCATGTCGGGACGCGCAACTGGCCGAGCTCGACACCGCAGTCGCCACAACGCGGCTGCAGCGCCACGCTGTCCGGGTGGTCGGAGCCATACCGACGGCGGGGGTACAGCTTGCCGTCGATCTCGACGTGCGTCTGGGTCTGAGCTTCTGCGATGCGCTCGGCCCAGCCAGGCACGTAGTCGTCGACGGTCAGGTTGCCTTGTTCGTCCATGGATGCTGTCCTCTCAGTGGTGTCGTTGCGGCCTCGCGTGCGCGCGCGCACAACGGTCGGCGTTTTTGTGAGCAACGGGTGAAATGGACCGTACGGGCCGGTCCCATAGGGACGTGCGCCGACATCTGCATGGCGCCCCCGCTCATGGCCGCGCAACCTTCAAGCGGGCGCCGCTTCGAGCCGCCCGCTGTTTTTGCCCCTGTGGAAGTAGGGGAACAACAGCACCAGCAGATGGCATTTCTAGAGGGGTTCCGTGTGGCGGTACAGAGCAGTGCCCGTTTTGAGCTCTCATTGCACCGTGGGGCGGTACAGGAGACGGCCCCTCTGTACCGTGAGGCGGTGCAATAGAGTAGGTTCTTGTACCGTGTAGCGGTACAGACAGAACGCCGGTCGCCTTCGGTTTGACGTCGCGATAGGCACCGCGCTTGAAGTCGACCTCGACATTCGGGTCGAAGCCGGGGATCTTGTCCAAGCTGTACCAAGTCAGCGCGTACCACGACGCCTTGTTCGGTCGCCGACCCTTCACGGTTTCGAAGATCAGCTTGTTCTCGAGCAGCTCGCGCTTGGCCTTCACCAGCATGTCGCTGCTGTTCCAGCCTCTCGTCGCCATGTAGTCGCGCGTCAGGATCATTCGGCCGTTGTCGTCGTGGTGAAACTGGCGTGCGACCTCGAGCAGCAGCGCGCGCGCGTTCGCGGACAGGTTGCGATAGGCGTCGCTGTCCAACACGCTCCAGGGGAGGGCCACGAAGCCTCCGGGGTCGCGTCCAGCGCCCTTGCTCTTGCGCGCCGCCTTGTCCTGGCCCATTCAGCGTTTCTGCTCCAGCGCGTGCGCCAGTCGGAGAAGACCCTGACGTTCCGACTGTTCGGCGATGCGAGCAATCTCGAGCGCGTGCTCGGGTAGGTAGCTCTCGACGTGTTGGCGCACCAAAGCGCGCATGGTTGCTGCAGGCATGGCCTCCGCCTCGACGGCGTGCTGGACGTGCTGTGATCGCTTGTCGGTCGCCTTGCGCGGATTGGTCGGCAGGTTCAGCGTCCGGATCTGTTCTTCGGTGATGCCGATGCGCTCGAAAGTCATCTCGATGGAAGGATCCAAGTGCGCCCGCAGCTCGCGCTCGAGGGACTTGTCGATCAGGACTCCGGCCGGGTCGTGGTCACCGACGTAGAGGATGACGACGTCTCGACCCTCCGCCACGCTGTTGATCATCTCGGCGGCCTCGTACGCCAGCGTGATGCTCGAGAAGCCACCGCACGGGTAGAGGCTCACCGCGAGCTCTCTGCAGTCGTCTTGAAGCACGCCTGCGATCGAACGCGACTCGACCCAGACCTCGACGTAGTAGTCGGCGTCAGCCCACAAATCAGCCCGGTAGATGCTGTTGACCCGTCGAAGGAAGTCAGCCTTTCCTGCGAAGGTGTCGACGTGATAGCCGCGCCGGGTGCTATCCGCCAGCCACCCGTAGGGCAGGCGCCCCGATCGGCGCAGTTCAACGCAGCGGTGCTGAACGTGGCGGTAGCCGCGGTCGGACTTCTCGACGGGTTCGGCAAGCCGCGGATCCGTCATTCGATAGAAGACGTGCCGCACGCTCTGCGGGTGATCTTCGGCGAGCACCGCCAAGATCTGATCGTCGAGCGTGTTGACCTGGTCGGCGGTGCGTCGCTCACGCTTTATGTGACGGGCACCATAAGCACTCGCGACCGTCATACCGCGGCGCGCTTGGCCAGCTCATGGACGAACGCGCGACACGCTGGCGAGCGCCACCCGTACTTAGCCGCGATCTCGACGAAGGCGAGCCAGGCGATGTCGGGCGTCGCCCACTCATGCCCGAGCCGGTCGATCATCTGCTGCGCAGCGACAGATCCGGCCGCCTCTTGAGCAACCGCGCTCGTCACATGCCCCGCGAGCACTTCGGTGCCCGCCGTCACGCCTGCTGCTCCGTTGACGCTGCGCGGCCGATGGCGAGCACCGTCTCGATTGGCCAAACTGTGGTTCGGGGCCCAAGCTTGATCCCCTTCGGCGCCTTACCCTTGGCAACCCAGTCCCACCACGTGCTGGCGTTGATGGGAAGGAGGCCAGCTTCGTCTCTGCGCGAAGTAATCTGGCGCACCCGGAGCAAGGCGCCCGCGGGATACTGCTTGACCATGTGACTCCCCCTTTCAAGATGAACGGGGAGAGTCTCGGACTACATAGTCATCACAACAACGGTAGAGACAAGCGAGCCTACAGCGAAATACGGCCACGGCGGAAAGCCGTCGATGCCCACCTAGAGCCTACCCCGGCAGTCGTTGCGCGCGATAGGCCCGAATACTGTCGGCGAATCCTGCGCACATCCTCTCCAAGGTTCGCGCATCGTATTGATGTTGAATGCCCTCGATGCCCATGAGCTCAATGATCGCTTCTGTCTTGGGTCTACCAGTAAGGCCTCTGTTCGCAAACCATATACGGAATACCAATAAGCGCTCTCTCGCGGTGCCATCGACACGGCTTAGCGGGAAGTAAACACTCGGGGTCACCGATTCGAGCCCCCGCTGAAGCGTGCGCAGACCGTGTATCCGAGTACCCGGCAGGCCTACTGCCTCTAGCGTTCTCGCTATGGCCAGGTATTCCCCAAGTGCTGACTGCAGCTGCTTCGCCGCCGGCCCAATCGCTCTCGCTGCTTCCAGCAGCAAAGCCGGCGAGTCCGCAGCAGCGTAAAAATACTCGCGAAAGGCGTTGACGACCTCGTACTTCCAACGGCCCAACGGCCTATGTTTATAGGGCTGCTCGTAGTATCTCAACACATCAAGGCGGAAGGCTTGCGCGGGATCTTCAGCACTTGCGGCGACCGCATAGCGCTGCTCGACGTACCTACTGGCGAATTCCTCGATCGACTCCTCGGGTCGCTGCTTGCCTCCCTTTCGGCCCCGAAGCCTTTCAAGAGCCCTCTTGAACTCTCGTTGTTCCTGCAGCCAAGCGTCGGCTGGCAGTTCGCGCAGCTTGGCTAATGCGACGTCCAATTGCCTCTGCGCCTCAATGACATAGGCCGTTCCGAGTTCCTTGGTGATGTTGATCGGAGGCGGGCTTGGCAGACCCGAATAAGCCCGAGGTATCTCAGCCGCGAGTGCTAACCATGCGGAAAACTGTTCCGCCGTTGGAATCGTCATGCGCCCCTCGCGCACCCTGTAAGGACACCACGCCCGAGCCGCCAGGGAAGCGGCTGTTCGGGGATCAGCCTAGGGCGTGGTAAATCGATGCTACTGCGCGGGCTTCCTGCCATACAGGCGCACGTGCAGCTCTTCCACGTTCGCATCCTCGTCATCGAGCGCGTCCATCCCGACTTGGACGAGCTCCCCGAGCCGCAAGACCAAGCCTCGAAGCCAGTAGTCTGCGAGCTCGAACTCGTGCCCTTTGAGCTGGTCCGTGATGCTCTCGCTCTCCCAAAGCGACTCGAGGGTCAGCATTCGCCGATCTTCTGGGAGGACGACGTCGTGCAGCACGCCGCGCTGCTTCAGCCGGTCGGTGCAGTACGCCCGAAGCTGTTCGAGCAGCGCATTGCTCGGCAGGAAGCCGTTCAAGTGCGAGATCAGTTCGGTCTCGAGGTCGACAACGGAGGCCGCGCGCGGCACCGGCTTAATCTGGCGCCGCCCGTCGTCGTCGAGGTAGACGAGAAAGGCGCGCGTGCCGGGCGGCAAGCCTTGTTCGAGCATTCGAGCCCACTCGATGTATTCGCGGGGCTCGAGCGATCGCGGGGCCTCAGGGTGCGCCGACGAAGCAATCGCGTGCGCGGGGGATGGGGTGCCAGCAGCTGCTGGCGCAGAATTCGACTCAACCATGGATCACCTCTTCGGTAGGTGGTTTGTGGCCAGGCCGCCGCACGGGATTGCCGTCCCTGCGGTGGCCGACTTGTTTCAGGATCAGGCGGCGAGCGCGAACGCGCCAGAAGGCTTCGAACGGCCTTCCACGTGGATAGGCGTCGCCGCGCCGCCGATCGCGTCCCGGCGGCTCTCCTGGCGCGGCGGCGGGGCATCGCCGATCCGAACGCCGGGATGGCGCCGGACGTAGCCCGTCGCGCGCTCGAGCGGCAACCGGATCAGGAACGCGCCGGCGGCGCTCAGCACGTCGACGTTGCCGTCGGGCGGGGATGGGATGGAGTGGGTCATCGAACACCTCTTCGGTAGGTGGGTTGCAATGGCCGCTCAGGGAGTTGCCGCTCCCGAACGACCGCGATGCCTGAGATGGTCAGGCGGCCATAGAAACCTTCACTGCGAACAATGACGTGGCGGGGCCGGAGGAATCCACCCCCGGCCCCTCACGCGCCGCCCGTGCCGTGCCTTGCCCTACCGTCGCGATGGCACTGTTCGTCACCAGTCGGCTGTAAGGCAACTGCCGTGAGGCAGTTGTCGAAAGACTGTTCGGGGCGGGCTCGCCCCAGCGGTCTCGCGACACCTCGTTCATCGCAGGCGCGGCGAGCTCCTGGAGCGACCAACGAGGCAGGTTCTTGGAATCCATGGTCACGCAGCCTTAAGCGGCACAACGTCCGCGCCGGCGGCGAGCTTGTCGACGCGGTCAGCCAGGAACTGCAGCGCGCGCCGGCGCTCCGCGGCGTGTTCGTGGTGCGAGTAGGCGGCGACGGTCGCATCAGCCTCGGCGTGCGCGAGCAGCAGCTCGACAACGTCTCTGCCGAAGCCGTGCTCGCGCAGCAGTGTCGCGGCCGTGCCACGCGTGCCGTGCGGGCTGAAATCGGGGACGCCGATGTCCATCCGCTTGAAGAAGTGGTTGAGCGTGACGTCGCCCATTGGCACCGTGTCGCGGTAGATGCTCGGAAAGACGTACACGGCATGACCGGTGAGCGGCTGCAGCTCGCGCAGGATCTCAACGGCCTGGCGCGACAGGAACACGCGGTGCGGCTTGCGGTTCTTCATCCTCGCGGCCGGGATGTTCCAGACCGCGGCCTCTAGGTCGAACTCCGGCCACTGCGCGCGCAGCAGCTCGTTCTTGCGGACCATCGTGAGTACGAGCAGCCGCGTGGCCGCAATCGTTGTCGCATGGGCGCCCTGCTTCCCGAGCAGCCGCCAGAACGACGCCAGCTCCCGCTCTGTCAGATAGCGGTGGTTCTGAACGGGCGGCCGCTTGATCAGCCCGCGCAGGGGCGTCGCCGGGTTGGTGCCGACGATCAGGGCTTTGATGGCGTGGTTGAAGACCTGCTGGATGATGGTGCGCACCCGCTCGGCGGTCACCGCCGTGGCGCGCAAGCTCTCGATGATCGGCAGGACGTCGGCCGGCTCGATGCTCGACAGCGCGCGATCGCCGATGGCCGGGTTCACGTACTGGTCGAGCCAGCGCACCGTCTGTGCGCGGTAGCCGGCTGAGCGATAGAACAGCGTCTCCTCAACCCAACGGTTCGAGAACTCGCGGAACGTCACCGCGCGGGCTGCTGCGACCTTCTTCTCGACCTTCTCGGCCCGCTTTGCTTTCGCCGGGCTCTTGCCCTCCGCGAGGCCGGTGCGGAGCTCCTCGTGCCGGTCCCGCGCGGCCTTGATGCCGATCTGCGGGTACGGGCCGATCGTGACCTTCTCGCGCTTGCCGTCGTGGTGGTACTTGAATCGCCAGACCTTCGAGCCGGTGGGCAGCACGTCGACGTAGAGGCCGCCGCCGTCCGTCAATGGGTACGCCTTGTCGCGCGGCTTCGCGTTGTCGATCGTCGCCGGTTTCAGGCTGTAGTTGACGCTGCGCACCGTGGCCCCGTTGCGGGGCCATCGCTTGGCCCCATGGCCGGGAATATGGCCCCATTCACAGGGGCTGTCAACCAA